ATGCATCTTCTACTCTTTCAAGTATTTCTTTTTTAAGCTCATCTGTTAATGTTTGGATATCTAGATCCTCTAACCAATTTTCAAAATTTTTCATTATTCTAAAGATTTATCAATTAAACTACCTTCATGAAAATATTCGTCATAATCAATAATTCTTACACTATTGTTTATAATATATTTACCTGAAGGAATACAGATACATAACTCTCCAAAACCACCTTCATTATTCCACCAGTCTTCTATATCACTAAGAAGTTTTTCTTGTGCAAAATCTTCAATTAAAGAATAAGCACTTGAATCTAACTCTGCTAAATTTGAATCATTTTCCCAATCATTAATATGATCATTAACATCTCCTGGAGTATCACACTTTTCTGTTGTATATCCAATCCATTCTATGGCACCGGAGTCTCCTCCACCATCATATTTTACTTTAATTCCTGTAACACCCCTATCAGTCAACTTTAATAATAAAGTTTGCATTTCTTGTTCATTCATAATTATTTTGTTTTATAAAACTTACCTAAAATATTTCCATTCAAGAATTCTTCTTTTTCTAAAACAGAGTACGCAAACTGATGTTTTACTTCTTGATAAGTCAATTCAGTTGCTGAATAGCATATTACTAGAATTTCCCTTTTAATTTTACATCCAGCTTTATGAGCTTCTTTTAATTGTTGATTACTACTATAGTAATTTTCAAAATTAGGCTTAAGTTCCCGGGTGTATTTCTTGAGTCTTTTATCTGTACTCATGGCTAATGCCTTTTTACCCATAGGTTTTTTAATATTAGCAAAGAAATTCTTTTTACCAATATATGCATATGTATTTCCATTTAATATCACAGACATATGATAAACAAATCCTATAGCACCTTCCGGGATATTAGTTTGAGTAAACTCTACTCCTTTATATAGCCAACTCATATTAATGATGTATGTAGTTTAACTAATTCTCTTAAATCTATTGCTTGATCAATTAATTGTTGCTTAAGTTCAATATTATCTAATACAGCATTATTTAGTTTTTCTCTTAGTTCCTCTTGATTAGCTTCTAATGTAAATATTATATCTTCAAGGTCTTCAATAGTATCAATTAAATTTGAAATAACATCTTGTGCTTCACGTGCACTATCTTCTAATTTTCTATCATTCATATTACTTTTTTTATTAATTTTAATAATGCGTCTCTAGTAAAATCAACACCATATGCTTTTACAGTATCAGATAAATCTTTTTCAAATTTTAAAATAATAAAATCTAAGTTATATCTTTCTTTATACTTTAGCATAGATGCTTTACCTGCTTCATCATTATCAAATAAAACTATTACTTTTTTATACTTTGCTTTTAGTTTTATTATTACACTTTCTGCAATCATACTATTCTCACTGTCTGGTGCAATTGATTCTGCATTTTGAATACCAAGTCTAGTAAAAGCCATTAAGTCCTTTAGAGAAGATGTAATGACTAAATAATCTTTACCAACAAGTTGATCTACACCTTGAATATAGTTTTCTACTTTAACAAATTTTTTATCTGGAGTTCTAGGAAGATAGATTTTATATAATGTACCATCATCTCTAAAATATCCATATAAATAATTACGGGATGTAGTTATTATAGTTGGAGTACCATCTGTTTCCTCTTTACTCATTGTAAAATATTCTAGAGGAGATACATTATAATAAGCTAATAGATTTGAATTAATTTTATAACCTCTCCAAAAATATTCATCTAAATTATTCCAGTGCCTAATTTGAAAATCAGTTACTTTAAATCTATCATATGCTTTTATTTCTGTAGGAACATGAATAGTATTATATTTTATAAATTCAGAGTAATCATTTTCTATTTTTACAATACCTTCATGATATTCAATGTTAAACAAATACTTTACTAAATTGATGCCATTACCCTGATAACCAGATGAAAAGTCTTTAAATCTATATTCAAAACAATTAACATCATAATAAACACACATAGAAGGTGTTTTTTCTAATTTAAATACAGAACGTATTTTTATATCTTGCCCATCAAGTTTTTCACTTAAGTTTAGATAATGTTCAAATATCCACTCAATAGGTATTTCACTTATATCAAATAAATTTTTTGTAGAAATCATACTAATTTTATTAAATAGAAAAAGGGAGACCATTTTCAGATCTCCCTTTAGCTAAATATTAATTAGTCTAAACTGAAATCTGAAGATGCTCTTGGTGGTACAGAGAAATCATCTGCATCAAAAGCTACTACTGGTTTTACCTCTAACTTCTTAAGATGGTCTGCTTCTGAATATTTCATAACATTTCCACCTTCTTCAGTATAAGCATAACCTGCTTTACTTCCTCTTGCAATCCATAAATCATGATTAGTATATCCTGATTTACCTTCATATTCTTTACCAGCAATGCAAATATCTAAAAATTTATCTTTAAATGGTGCATCATTGTTAAAAGCTTCAATAAAATCTTCAATTGTATCATGCTTATCATTTTGAGCAATGAACCAGTCACTTGCTCCTAAAGCATTTGTAAGATTTTTAAGAAATATCATTAAAGATTTATCTCTAAAGATTGGAACACCTGATTTTGTTTGTCCATCTGCAAATGCATATTGACTAGCTTTTAATCTACCAATTTGTCCTGCATAATGACCTTTACTTTCATCATCTTTATCAATTAACCAGCCTTCAAATCCGTCAATTGGTTTTGTCTCAATATTGAGCATTAGATGTTTTGCACCTGGTATAAATTTAAAATCATCAAGATATACACTATTAATCTTAACTGTATTATTACCGGTTACTATTGTTTTAGGTAATCCTCCACCAACTTCTGGTAAATCTGTTGTGCTTAAAGCCATTTTATTTATTTTTTATTTGTTATTAATTAATCTACAAAAACTTTATTCCAGTAAGTTTTATACTCACCGTTTTCATCTACTTCTGCTATTACTATTTCTTCATTTCTAAGATGTTCTGGTCTTGCACCACAAGCAATATCATCATTAGTTTTAAAACTTAAGATGTTTTTATTACCTTTTCTATACAAGTATCCAATTGCATCTGAGTTTGAAGTAGTAATTCTTTTTAACTTACCTGTTAGATCTAAATCTACAGATGAGAATGAACCACCAGCTTTTTCTAACTGAGTATCTTTTACGTGACCAACAAAGATCACATAAGGTGCCCATGTTTTGATATAGTCAATTACTTTAGTAAAAGCTTGTCTTGTCCAATAGTAACCAGCACCTTCAGGTAAACCTAATATGGTTCCATATTTTGCTTTACCACCTGCTTCAGGAGTAAACCAATTTTTACCCATAGGAGATTTAGAATACATAACCTCTGCATAAGGAATAATCATTTCCTCTAATGCTGTTATTGTATCTACTGCTACATATTTATAAGGATTGCCTGCTTCTTTGATTGCTTGACCAATTTCTTTGATTTCTTCAAAGGTTTTAGCTTCAACTTTCATAGCATTTAAATATTTTGAACCTCCTTCTAAATCTAAGATTAAACAATTATCTAATGTAGATAGTAAACTTGTTTTACCAATTTTAGGTTTAGAAAAGATTATCAAGTTAGTAGGACTCTTATGACTTGGAGCAACTCTACTTGTTGGAAGTACTATTCCCATAATTTAAGATTTTATTAAATCATTTAACCATTTTTTTTGACTTACTGGCTTTTGCAACATTATAGCTGCAAGATCTCTAATAGTTAAACTAGATAGAGGAGCATCAGTATCAGGATCCATGATCTCATCAAAATCAGGAAATAGTTCTTTTGTCTTAGGAAGTGTATCTTCTTTAACAATTTCTATTTTAATCAATTCAGCTACAGGGATAAGATATCTTACATCTCCTTTAGCATTTGGTTCTGTAGTTGCATACTCTGTGTCATAGTGAGGATTGAATCTCCACTTATATAGGGTACGGTTTACATCTTCCGGATCAAGATCAATACTGACAAACTCAGTATAAATATCTTCACCTTTTTTCACTTCACTTGGAAAAAATCCAATCACATGTTCTGCTCCTCCATATGGCTTATATGCACATTTTGGTATAAACAATGGATTTTCAATATCAAGTAATTCAAACTTATGCATATGCTCCTTGAACAAATCCATAGTTTTCTCTTTCCTGTTAACAGGATCTTTAGTTGATAAACTCATTTTTTATTATTTGGTTCCTATTCTCTTTTCTTGTTGAGGGGGTGTATTCATCTCAACAATCCGCATCTTTTCAAATTCAGCTCTGAAGAAACTTAATCTAGTATCACCATTTCTACATTTAAGAAAGTGCAATACC